CGATAGGTCGACCCAAGCTTAACTACCTCTGAAATGAGTATCACTGATCTACTAAGGCCGGTCCTAACGGACCAGGCCTACAAGGTGCACTGGCGGATTTAAGAGGTATCAAAGACTCTAACTTACTAGATAGTCTAAGAACCTTTTACCCTCCAGAAGCACCTATATGGCGTCTGTTAAGCGCCATATCGACGCCTCTTTATTCGCTTTCTGAAGCGTATTTCAAAATCTCTTATAAGAGACTGAGAAAACTTTCAGTAAAGGACGATAAGGAGACGAAGAGTAGGGTCTTCGCGATACTTGACTATTGGTCACAGTCAGCGCTGAGAACTTTACACAAGAGCCTTTATAAGCAATTGAGTAGACTTCCAGGTGACTGTACCTTTAATCAAACACGCCTAACCAGCGTGTTCGCTAAGGACCTTAGTAGATCTTCAAAATTCTACAGCTTCGACCTGTCGTCAGCAACAGATAGATTCCCTCTTGAAATTCAGGAGCGTCTCTTATCGTTGTTGACAAACAGAGAAGTTGCAGAAAGTTGAAAGCAAATCATGATCTCAGAGAGTTTCTGGCACCAGGGAAAACCATACAAATATAATTGTGGTCAACCGATGGGTGCGTACTCTTCTTGAGCCATGTTTGCGCTGTGTCATCACATGGTAGTTTTCATAGCAGGTTTACGTTCTGGGCTTAAGCCGAAAGCGATTAAACACTGCTATATGCTACTAGGTGATGATATAGTAATACATCATGACGAGGTAGCTCGTCAGTACAGAAATATAATTTCTTCTCTCGGAGTAGAGATATCTAAGGTTAAAACTCATATAAGCTCTGATAGCTTTGAGTTCGCCAAAAGATGATTCTCCGCCGGAGAAGAAGTTTCACCGTTTCCAATAGCGGGTATCCTTGAAACTTCGAAGTCTTGGCCATTATTGGTAGAACTTCTTAGTCACGAGGTACCTTCTAGAGGATACGATTCTGTGCTTGACTTAGGAGCCCGGTTGGAATCCCTGAAGGCAATGTATACGCATACTCGTTTAGGAGAACAAATCCTAAAACGGGTACAAATATACTTGTCTCTCCCCTGTTGATATACTGACGAAAGTAAGGCTGTTCAGGCTCTTAGAGCTTGACATTCCTTAGTTAAGTCACGTATTCCTTTCTCGTCCCTAACAATATTAAGGACCGCAACCTTGGCGGCCCAAACTATAGTTAGGCGAGAAATCGGGGCAGGGATTAAGAGGGTTCAAAATGATTACTTTGAATTATTCCAAAAAGTATTCAAATTTGATCCTCGGAGCGGTTCCAACCACTTACCGCTGACCGACTCTAACCTGGACCCGTATGACATCCCTATGCTATCAGTTCTTCGTCAGATGACGGAACGAGGCCATCAGGGGTTATCACGTGGTCCGGGAGAGCCTCATTGACTGGATTTCTGAGAACAATGGAGATCATTAGACTTAATGATGGTTCCAAAGTTCAATGGAATCTTACCTTTGAGGGCTCATGAGAGTCGATCGAGTAGCCAAGCTCACCTAGCCCTGCTAGTTTCTAAATCTCTTTCTTCAATGACTGAAAGTCAGATAGTTGAAGAGTGAGAGAAAGAAGCTAAGCCTGTGCGGAAGAAAGGTAGATTAGCCCGGATG